ATTTGTCAAGCAAAACCAACGATTCAATCGTAATTTTTTTGCCGAGATATAGACGATAAACCAGAGCATGATGACCCTGATCAGCTACAAATGGATCAGAGATAGATTGTTTTTCCATCTCTAGTTTTATCAGTTCGATATCTTGTTGGAACTGATAATCTCTTCTTGCCTTTCGAGCCTTCCACTCCTTATATACTTCAGATGATTGTATGTCAAACATACCTCCCCATTTATCACCTGAGACAAAGTTAGCTACGAGTAGGTCAATAATTTCTTTCTTCTTGTAGTCACGAGCAAGTTTGCGCATCGCAATAATATCTTTGCGTTTATGGAATGCTTTCTCACTGGCTTTCACTGCACCACGTGTTTTCGTGATGTCGTATTTTTCTGTTGTGAAGTGAAGTTTCAATGCAAGATACAACTTGTAAACTTCAAAAGGATCCATTATAGAGGCAGCTTTCCTGACTTTTCACCTTTCAAAAGATTTAGATCTTCTGCCTCGACGCGAATCTTATCTTTAAGTGAGGTTGTTAACAACTTCTTAACAGACTCAACTTCAATGTTATTTTTAGAACAAAACCCGACGATTACATCAATCAGGCTGGCATTTGTATCAGCAGCCTGTTTCTCCACAAAAACGGAAAATTCAGCAGAGGTCTTGAATTGTTTTGTTATAAGATATTCATCTGTCATGTTAGATGCATCTGTTGTCATATCATTGTCAATGACTACTTTTGGCATTATGATTTCTCCGTTTCCATTCTTTAATATATTGAATAACATCGTGTGTCCTTTTAACATAAGGGTTTTTACATACTGTATGAGCAGCTTCTCCTGGTTTATCGAATTCATAAACGATAGGGTGATCGAAAGCAGCTGCGATTTCATTTATTGAATAGGGGTATGAAGAACCAAAATGTGCCTGTTTTGTTTTCTTCTGTTTGGGTTTTTGCAAAAGCGTCATAATACCTGACACCACATCTTCTACATGAGTAAAGTCTCGAGATTTCAATCCTGTCCCAAATACTTTTAGGCTCTCACCCTTTTCTATTTGATTCTTGAATGCTCTGATCACTGTGCTATATTCACCATAATCTGCTTCTCTTGGACCATAAACATTATAGAAATACATTAAACTATAATCTATACCCCAATGCTTCTTATAAAATTCTAATACTTCTTCACACATGGCTTTACCGAATGTGTATGGATTAGAATGTGGCTCACTGTATAATGCTGATGAAGATTGAGCAAAATACAATGGAATATTATAAGTTGCAGCCCACTCACAAACATGCACAGTTGGGTTGATATTATTTAAAATACCATCGACTGGATTCTTAAAGGAAAGTCTAACCCTCGGTGTATTTGCGAGATGAATAATTGCATCACATGGAGGAGGAGTAAAATTGCAAACATCCTCAAACACATAATCCACATTACCATGATGTGTGACGAATTTACCATTACGTTGGTCATCAATAACAGTGACGTGATAGTCATGCTCAACTAACTTCTCAACTAAGTGACCTCCGATGAAGCCACATCCACCTGTAACAACAATATGCATTAGTTTCTCGGCTTATAAAATATATGAGCATCGATGCGAGCAGTCACATCCATCTTATCTGCCCAATGTGGTTTTACATAATCGGCATGGTAAAATAGTGCGCCATCCGTAATATCAAGTTCAGTCTTTAATGTTTGTTCGGCAACTGTATAGATCTGATTATACTTGCGTATGTTCTTCACTTCATCGCTCTTACCATCACAATACCAACTAAACTGACATCGGTTCTTGTATGGGTAGAGTTTTCTACTCACCGAACTTTCGTAATGTGGACTTTCGTAAACAACTTCACAGATTGTATTGGGAAAAGCATCCGACTTCACTCTGTTCATAGTCACATCAGCTACAGCGATCCACCCTGCAGTTGACTCGTTTCTCGCTTCGTGATAGATGTTTTGCGCCAAACACGCAACTTGTGGATCAATAATTGTTTTGATTCCCATCTCATTAGGCATCGTAGGATTGGTTGATATGGAAACTAATACGGCTGCTAAAGAATCAAGAAACTTCATTCATGTTCACCATCAACACGACCACGCAGGTTGGAAAATACATTGGGTGTTCTTTGAGCCTCTGCATAAGTTCCGACTGTGACAGCAAGTGCTGCCAAGATTGCGATATGACCTAAAGCTGATGCTAGAAACCCAGTCCAACTACCAATCATAATACTGAAAGCAACGACCCACATCCAAGCAAGAACTTGTAGAATCATATGTCTCGTATTAACATCGGGGATATTTTTAAGAGGACTCATATCGTGACTGAAGATATAGTTCCAACTATCATAAATATATTTTTGCATAATATAACCTTTCATAATAAAGTAGTTGAGGACTTCTGTTGCTAGGCGTCCTCTGACCCCGAGTGGCTATGCTGCGAGAGCGTAACCCTCATCTGCGAAATTATCGTTTGCAGTTACGAGTTTGTTGCGCTCTTGCGGATGGGATCGCCCGTCCGTCTCATAGGTGGCTTCCGCACCTGTTCTCCACTTACCTATTAAATACCAGTCGATCCCATTTCACCCCCATAAGAATAACATATGGGATGGTGGAGGTGGCGGCTTCGAAGCCGCGTCCTGCATACCGTTTAGCTCGTTTCATCGAACTCTCTATTTATAGCATATTATTGTATTTTAGTCAACAACTATCTGAGGTCAAACTCAACGCCTAGCATGTGGTCAACTCTTGCAGTTGAGTCATTACTCCAGACCAATACTTCAGGGTTATCATATAGGAAATCACAAGATTTACAGTAATCGGGATAATCACCAGTTCTATGGTCTTCACGAAGTTTTTCGTATTCCTCACCCCACCAGATATCGGCGAGACTTGTATCATCTGCATGTCCGAGAACTGACTTAGCTTCGTTGGGCTGACCCATCGTCTGACAACAAGGTGTAACAGCACCCCTATGTCCATCGTTACCACCAGAGCGGATCGTAATCTCATCACTGAATGGACGACCACAGGTTCTAACGTTTTCGGCTTCACGCCCGTATTCAGGGTCGTAGTTACCGCTCCAGTTATGCATCTTCCAGATATAACCTGTAATGCCGAGTTTGTCAACTATATTTTTGCGATAGAGTTTGACTTCTTCTTCAATTTTATCATTGTCGAGAATCAGATGATATGTCGAAAGCTGACAGTCAGAGGCTGTCTCTCTTATATATTTTTGCGCTTGTTCAATATGGCAACGAAGTCTCTCAAACCCATCAGTATCCATCCACTGTTTGTATGTTTCTTTATCGTAACCAATGCAGCTGTAGCGGATAAACTTCAGCCCAGCATCGATCGCTTTCTCCATGCGCTCACCGATAAGGAAAGATCCGTTTGTGTAAATGAAACTGTCAAAGCCATAATCAGTGCATAATTGAACATACTCATGTAGATTCTTCGCCATAGATGGCTCACCAGAACCTTCCAAGTTAATGACTGGCTTACCCTTTAATTGTTTGAGAATATCCTCGAACAGATCCAATGGCATCTTACGAGTCCAATCTGCTCCACGACCCCAAGTCTGTGGACACATCTGACATGTATAATTACAACCGCCGAATACTTCAACGACTGCTCTACCCAAGTTAGGTAATGATTTGGATCTCATATTTTCTGTAATCTGATTCATTGTAAATTCCATAAGTAGATTCTTCGCCATAGAATGGTAGTAAGACCAAGGCTCTCAATTCACTCTCAGGGTCTCCTGATGTAACAATGCTTAATGTTTTATCACCAAATGATTTCAGGGGATTTCCGTTGATGTCTATTTTATATTTATGTATTATATTTAAATACGCCTTCAATGGCTCGATTAGACTATTATTATTTTGAGTCGAATTGAACAGACAGTGTGGCATTAATGTTCCTTTGTCTGCTACATACGAAATACCATATGGTGCATTAAAATAATCCTTGAAATCTTCTTCTCGTTCAAAAACTTTCTTAAATTTCACGGGTTTCCCGTATGTATTAAAGGTTAGGAATTCCATCGTTTGGTCGCGGTCGCCAAACATAGCAACAACTTTTTGTCGACCGCCTCCAGGATGTATATGCCAGTTACCTCTATCAATACCCTTTGCGTGGGGAAACCAAAGTAACCCCATTGGGTATTTAAAACTCTCTTTAAGATATATCTTCGTTAGCCAACTAAGTTTTAAGAAAGTCTCATAATACATTGGGAAATCAGATGTATCGCAACCATCTAGTTTCTTTGCGTGCCAATCTAAATTACATGACGGATATTTAGATGTGACCCAATACATAACTTCTTTATGTAGTTGTGTGGGATTGTATTCGAATTTCAAATCTCTTAAATTGAAATCTGCAAGACCATATTTTTCTTCATCGCGCTTAAACTTAAGCCAATCTTCCCAAGTTGCATCAGGTAAGGGTCTTAATTCATACATTCTCTGATTCCCAAATATCTCTTGCATTCAGTAGAATATCAACATAGTTATCACGATTCTCGACGAAGACTTGTGGTTCATCGCCTTCAACCGCAATAAGGATCGCGCTTCTGTTGATAGGAATGCCAGTTCGTTCTTCATACATGATTGCATAACCTGCAGCCTGTGCAAAATAGTTTTCAATCCACTCTTTTCTTTTTGGCTTTTTTGAAGTTTTGAAATCGATGATGCTCAGTTTACCATCAAACTCGGCAATACAGTCAACACGACCTGCAAGTCTAAGGTGATCAGAAAACAGAGCAATCTCTTGACCGTGGATGTTATCGATACGGTCTAATAATGGTCTGAATTTATCGAACATCTCTTTGTCTAAAAGAGACATATTGCTGGTATCGATTTCTTTATTGTTGAGGATATCTTCACAGAGTAAGTGAACCTTAGTTCCTCTTGTTGATGCTTGACGACTTATTTTATTTGCTTCTTCTGCACCAACACGCTGTCTCCACTGACGAATAGAATCCCGAGACAAAACACTCAGGACAGTGGTGACAGATGGATATGCTGCCCCAGATTCGGTGAAGTATCTACGACTTCCATCTGGGGCAGTTTTATCTTGCGCGAAATCAGCAAGTTCTTTCACATGTTTAAACATAATATAATATATCCTAATAACTTAAAAAAGTCAAGCGTATTCTTGCTCGTATTTTTCTCTTGCTATTATATATTCCTTGACGAGATCGCTTCTTACGATATCTTCAGGTGAAAATTCAAATATCTTAAATGATTTCATTAGTTCGGCGATTACCATAAACTTCTGTAGTCCCGACATATCGGTTCTCTTTGTATAGAGATCGGACTGTTTAAAGTCGCCAGCAAATATGATTTTACTTCTTTGACCGATACGTGTCATAATTGAGTTGAGTTCCATGTCGTTCATATTCTGACATTCGTCAACGATAATGATAGCGTCGTCAAGTGTAATGCCTCGAACAAATGAAGTGATCATCCAATCAACTTTCTTTGCT